CTACCCTCGAACGACTTCTTACCTACGTCATAGCTACTGAGACTTGGCATGTCCCAGTGATCCCCCAGATGGATGATAACGTCAGGTTTAGTTGCTGCCGCGTAGCGTCCTGCCCAGTACATGTGATCGAAGTTACTGTCAGGTTTTACTTGTGTATCTGGTATTACTAGATGCCTAGTCATAGCCACTCCTTGGGTAAGGTACTTGGTGTGTACCAATCAAACCCGTTCTTGTCTGCCCAGTCTCTCATACGGTAACGAGTACCGTCTTTACGCCGTCTTGATCCCGGCATTGGTGTATTAGGATTCTGAAATATAAACACAAGATCTTCATATTTACCTAGTGCCTTACGTACTTCTACGTACTTACGCGCTTCTTCTCTAGTTCTGAATCTGCCTTTTGCTTCGATGTAAGTCATCCATCCTGCGTTGTTGTAACAGAAGTCAGGTTCGTACATCTTAGGTATGATGTAGCTGATCCTCTCAGCAGGATGATATGTACAGCTCTTCATCTCAGCATAGAGCTTCTTCTCTAGATTACTATCAAACTTCATCAGGAATCCTATACTTGTCGTCAGCAGATCTAAGAAGGTATAGAAGCTGAAGGCTTTCATAGAGTCGATCAGCGTCCAGTTCATTGTCCTCGTATAACTTAAGACATCGCTCATACAGTTCTCTTTCTGTTGTCCAGTCCTGTAACGCCTTCTCTGCTTTCTTTGGGCCTACTCCATGTATACCGGGGATGTTGTCTACCCTGTCGCCCATCAAGGCTTGACGATACAGCCACTCTGTAGCAGAGCGTTCATCAACTTCCTTCATGATCTTCTTGGTGTAGTCATATATCTTTGTGGGTATCTGCAAGAAGTCTTTGTCGAGAGAACAGATAATAGATTTATGTCCTAACTCAGTAGACTTAATAGCTATGCAGTCATCGGCTTCCATGTTAACAGAGAGGTCCGCTTTCCATGCATCTAGCATGTACTCACGGAGAGCGTTCTTATGTACGGGTTTACGTACGGGACGGCTACCTTTGTAGGGTTGAGAAACAGCAACCTCATTTCTGAAGTTACTGCTTCCGGTAAGGTACAGCTTGTGGTTGTCGTAATGCTCAGACAGATCAGAGATCAGCTCAGAGATATAGTTAGCCATAGTCTGGATTGCTATTCTCTCTGGCTCCTCGTCACAGGCAAAGCCAACACGATAGACAAGCATGTCACCGTCGATGAGTATCACACAGCTTCCTCAAGATCAAAGTCAGGTGCGTACTCTACGACGTTAGAGATAACCATACGTCGCAGTGAAGGCGAACGACCCTTCTTCTTCATGTACTCCCAGTCATAGTAAGTAACGAGGCACTTAGCTTCTGACCCGTTAGCAACAACAACGCCCATCTCAGGATCATCGTCTTCACTAGTAGGAGTACGACCTTTTATCATTAACTCACTACCGTCTGGATTGAATGCACGGTACTTGTTCTTAGACTTACAGGTGATGTAGTAACCACGGTCGTCACCCTTGTTGTTTACGTTGACACCCATGTCTTCGAGTGCTGTTACTGCCTCGTCTGACAAGAGAGCTAGGTCTACTGTGTACTTATTAGCCAGCTCATTCTTGTGGGTAAGGTTAGGCCAGAACAGTTGGCATTTAATGTTGATGTTTGCTTCGCTCATATTAACTCCAGTTAATTTTACAAGTAATATTATACCACACTTTTGCAGATTGTGCTAATGCGTTTCGGCCCAATTACTACCAATACGATACTCACCATCTAGTGGGCAGTTAAGGTTAAAGGTTTCGCCAGCTTGAATGATAGCCTGTACCGCAGACTTACCTACGTACTCAGCATCTTCAGGATGACACTCTATTTGCCACTCATCGTGGACTTGCGCTACTAGCTTGAAGTCTACATGCTCAAGTAATTCATACAGGTGTATCACTGCCTGTTTCATTACAATAGCACCAGCTCCTTGCAGTAATGTGTTTAACGCGGCATGAGCAGAACGGACACGTAGTCGTCTACCATCTAGGCCGTCAAGAAACCCAGAGTCTGCTTGCGTTATTACTTTCTCTCTTAGCAGTGCGAGAGAAGGTACGTTACTTAAGAATCTTTCTTTTAGTTTGGCACCAAGCTGTGCATTACCACCTACGACAGATCCTATCTTTGCATTACCTGCACCGTATAGGAAAGCGTAGATGAATGTCTTAGCCTGCGCCCTCGTCTTTAGTCCAGCCGCTTCTTGATTAGTTGTGTGTATATCTCCTTCTAAGATTTCTTTCGTGTAGCTCTCGCTATCCATGTAGTGAGCCAGCATCCTAAGTTCCAGACCAGATGCGTCAGCCCCAACGAGAACACGGTCAGGAGGAACAATAAAAAGCTTGCGGCAATCGACGCCATACTCCGCATAAACAGCAGGAACTTGAGCAAGATTAGGACTAGAATGCGCCATGCGTCCTGTAACAGCCCCGATGTGTTTGACTCTTCCATATATCCTTCCTTTGTTTTCTGCCTTGATCCATGACAATACTTGAGAGTGTCTCTTCTGTAAGAGTAGATACTTCAGCACCGTCTTAGCTTCAGGTACGTGTAGGTTCTTCTTAAGAGTAGATTCATCCACCTTTGGTTTACCTGATGGTGTCTTCTCTTTCCATACTGCGCCTTTCTTCTCTAGCCTCTCAGCTATCTGTTGCCTAGACCCTACGTTGAAGTGAGTGTATCTCACAGGCAATGGCTTACCTGATGTCTTGTGATACCTCTGCTCTTCAGCTATGGGTGGGAATATATTCTGCAATGCTGCTTCAATACCTAGCATTTTAGTCTCTAGCTGTCGTTCTAATTGCTTTGCATCAGAAGCATTGAACCCAAAGCCATTGTCTTCTTGATCCTTGCATATATGTGCGACAGCGTGTTCAAGGTAGACGCTTGTGTCAGAGAAGTCGAACATCTGTAACTGAAGGCACAACATCTCATACAACTTCTCAGTTACTGACACGTCACGCATACAGTACTTAATCATCTCTTCAGACAACTGAGTCCAGTCATCGTGGTCACCCTTGGGTAGACGTAACTTCTCTCCCCACGTAGCGAGACTGTGACCTCCCTGTACATCAGGATGAAACAGCCTAGACATAACCAACGTATCAACGACACGCTCAGGATTTATCTGAATGTCCCAAAGCTTTTTCAGTACAGGCCCGTCAAAGCCTATGTAGTTGTGACCACATACGTGACCACCCCTAGCCAGTTCCTCGAACAGTGACTCCCTACAGGTATGGAGACAGTGATCCTCGTTTGGCCTCTTTGTCACAACACAGTGTATTACCGATGGCTGGAGACCATCCGTTTCTATATCCAAGAACACTATATTCGTAGTAGGCAATGTCCAAGTCTTCTCTCTCTGTAAGTTCTCTACCATTGGTCTTCATCTCCATATTCTGTTCCTGAGTAACTATCCAGTTCCCCATCTTCGACATCATAAGACTCCTCTATGTCTGATAAATGTGCATAGTCTAAGTTACCTTCAATGGTAACCTCATCTTCAATTAAAAATTTACTACAAGTACCGCATAAGTCAACAAACTCTTTTGAGTCAGTGAACTTACGTGTCATCTCGTACTCGTTAAGTAGCTTGTTGCATGCAATACATCTCACTCCATCATCTCCGTCAGTCTGCCAGTGTCTTTATTATACAGCAACGAACACGCTGGTCCAGTCATACCACTGAACCTGTTCTTCAGTACCCTAATACTTGTTGTATTACGTACCATCTTATCTTCTGCTTGTGCATTACGCTCTAGTCCAAGAACAATATCAGATAACTGAGCAATTGAAGCACTGCCACGAAGCTGACCCAGACTAGTAACTGCTCCATCCTCATGCCCTTTTCCTTCTGGTCTGCGTAGGTGACTAACAACAAACATGCATATCTCCATCTCCTGACAGAACATACGTAGCTTGGTCATGATCTCATCAATGGCTTTACGTTCATCACCGTTGGCTTGATCTGATACCAGAATCGATATGTGATCGAGGATGATGTACCTAACACCCAGTACCTTGACTTGATAACGGAACCTAGCCAGAACATTCTCGATCTGATTAGAGCCAAACGAATCCCACAGCACAACGCGATCATCCAGATCCAACGAATTGAATACGTACTCTACCTCATCTGGGGTGTAGTCACATCCGGGCAGGTGTATTGGTTTGTTGATCTGTAGACCCACTAGTCCACGGGCAGTACGGTCTGGTGTCTCCTCAAGAAAAGCTAGACCTATCCTCTCGTTAGTCTGTGATGCAATGGAGAACACTAACTCACGCATGAAGGTTGACTTACCTAAGCCAGACCCAGAACAGATCGTCACTAGCTCAGTAGGTCTGACACCAAACGTCATATCATCCAGTCCCTTGTAGGGGTAGCGTACCTCTGCCTCCATCAGTGGCTTCTTCATCGCCTCACGGAGTGACCCTATCATCACCATACCGTCAGGGGTATAGACCTTTGCATGCCACCACCGCTTGATGAAGTCATCCTTGTCGGCGTTCATCAGGTAGTCCGATGCATCCTTATGCTCACCGTGCTGGTAGATCTTTGCCTTACCACCAAACAGATCGGCACACTCGTGCGCTGCCTTCTTGCCATGCTCATC